CGTCCCGACGATCCCGCCAACGCTGCTCAAGGCGGCTCCGGCCCCTCTTATGGCGATTCGTGACGGCCAATTACCCGCCAGAATGATGCCGCTAAAGCTGCCCGCACCAAAATCCAGAACGTAGTTTCCGGACGCTGTGGCGGCAGCAACGTCGTATCCCTTTTGCGACGTTGCGTAGGGGTTTCCCGCCGACCCGTCGCCAGTGTCATCGTTGCCAGTGGTGCGGATATAGATTGCTGTGTGTCCAGATAGGTTTGCCATTTGTTAGTACCCCATCACAAAGGCCACGATGTCCCACTTGTCACGACCCGCATGATAGGTGGCGGCGAGTACGTCCATCTTGTCCGCCGTAGTAGAGAACGGAAGCGGCGAAGTCGCAGATGACGGGATGACAAACTTGTCCCCGAGCGTGACGGTCCTGCTGCCCGTGGCGTCCTGCTTGATGCGCCAGCGGATCGTCTTGCCGTCCACCGGATTGTCTGGGTTCGCGAGCGTGATGTTGCCGTTCAGCGTCAGGTCGAACACATCTCCCGACGAGGCGTCGGTGGTATATGTGCCGGACGTGCTTCCGGCATCGACCACGCCCGGCGTCGTGCCGCCGTGGAAGGCCAGGGGAGAGTCGCAGTGGATCGTCTGCGGCGACGACGACTCGTCGCCAATCATCACGCTCTTGAGGCGACCACCCTGCCAGTTCAGTTCGTAGCCGACTGCGCAGTGCAGGCTAATCCCGCCGTACCCGCCCGTGGCGTTGTCGAACGTGCCGACGGTGATCTGTGTTCCGTTCGCGAGCGACAGTTCGCCACCTTCGCCGAGCAGCAACCCGGCGAACGCCACAGAGTCGGTCGTGTTGAGTGACTGATCGTAGGACGCGCCACCGCCGCCACCAGAGCCAGCCCCGAGATATACAATTCCCATCGCTCTCTCCGCTTAGTACGCCTGCACTCCAAGCACCGTCGAGGCCCCAGACGCGCAGATTGCGTAGATGCCGTTGTTCATGATCGGGGAGTCATCTTGGTCGAGCAGGATCGACGCCCCAGGTGCCAATGGAATGCCGTTTGTGGTGGTAACGTCGTCGCCATCTGGGAAGAACTTCAGGTAGGCCGTGCTCTCGCCTACGTTGCCAATGGCGATGAACTGGTATCCGCCGACAACCGGCCTACTGAGGACAGTGGCTTGAGATGACGCCCCAACGCTGACCGAGCCGATAACTGCCATGTCTAAACCTCCCCAACGGCCTTGGTGTGAATCCTAACGGCATTTCTATGCGGGTCTGCCCACTGCCACACTGGAGCTCCGCGAGGCGCACAAACTTCGTATGTCACGGACGCCCCATTCATCGTTTCCACAATCTTGTCACCGCGATGTGGAGTAGGAAACGGGAGCTCGTCATACGAGACAATGAAGTCCCGGCTCTCCCATCGCTCAACGACGCCGGAGTCCGTTTGCGACTCAAACGTGCTTTGCGTAACGGTGGCTAGACACGGCTGAGTTGTATTGCCTCTTGTGTAAGAGACAAAGTGGCTCATATGCGCACTGCGCATGCCATCTAACCACGCCGCAGCATCCGAGAGCATATCCGGCATGGCTACGCTCCCGCCTGGACTTACGGGTTGACAATGACCTCGACGGAAGCGTCGGCATCGACGGCGGCCTTCACGACCTTGCCGACGTAGACGTTCGATCCGACCGTCGCGGTCACCACGCTATTGGTGGCGTCCCAGTAGACCTTCGCGCCGAGCGACAGAGCCGAGCCCGTGCCGGTTGCCTTCGGCATCCCGAAGATTCCCGACACCGCCAGAGCGCCGAGCGTGTTCGCCGGGATCGGGCGGTCGGCAACGCCGACGAGCTGCCCCACGACCACAACCGCGCCGAGCGACACCGCTGACGAGGGCGTGTAGTTGACACGATTGCCGATGGAAATCGCAGTTGCCACGATTGATGCTCCTTACTCTTGGGTCACTGATCACGCACCGGCCATCTTGACGGCAGCCCGCGGCTCGACCATCGCGACACCGAAATCGAAGTATCCACGAAGCTGAATGCCGAGCGGGCCGGTGAAGTCCAGATCGGCCTGCTCGACGGTCGGGGCCTCGACACCGTTGAGGAAGCACACCTCGATCATCGAAAGATCGGCGGGCGCTGCCATGAGGTAGTACGCACTCGTCGAGTTGCCGGTGATGGTGGCATTCGACAGGTACGGGCTCGACACCACCTCGTACTTGCCCGCGTGCGGGTTCGCCGTGGTGAACACCTTGTTGGAGCTCGTGTCCCGAATCTCGGTGCTGTTCATCAGCGACAGCGCCTTGACGTTGAGCGCCGTCGGGACGAGCAGCAGACGCGGCGACACCGCGAGCGGGTAGCCATCGTCATCGACCTGATTGAGGAACAGGAGCTCCGCAGCGGTGAGCCCATCGACGCCGAAGGCGGTCGAGGAACCACTGGAGTAGTTCTTGTTGCCGCTGGTGAAGAACGTCGAGTTGTCGAGGAACTTCGTCCAGAAGACCTCGTTGAGCTTCAGGGCCGCTCCTCTCCCGATTCTGGTAGGCACTGCGGTGAGGGCACCGAGATCGTCGTTGATGATGTCGGCCCGGCTCACGTTCGTCGCGATGCCGTAGGTACGAGCGCTGTTCTCGTACTTGACGTCGGCGGCGGTCGCCATCTTGAACTCGCTCGTCGGCCCCATCTCCTCGAACTTGAAGGCGCCGGTGAGGCGGTACGAGGAAACGGTCTTGAAGTCGGACACGGTCCTCGTAGTCGAGAGCCGCCTCCACACCGTATCTACCGTCGTGAACCCCTGAAGGAGGAACTTGTTGACGGTTGCCGAGAGCACCTGGGCCACATCGTGCGTGGCGAAGGCGGCTCGCAGCATCGGACGCGAGGTCGAATCGTCACGGAACGTGGTGCGACCGTCGTAGCCGTTGGCACGGGCGGCCTCGATCAGCATCTCGCAGAGGCCGATGCCGTTCCGGTACTTCTTCTGCGCGGCCTCGAGCACCTGCGGCGTGAACTGCTTCTCCACGTTGACGAGCTTGCCGGTCTGGCAAACCGCCGCGGTGAGAACCTCGGAGAAAGACTCGCGATCTTCCGGCACATGAATCGCCGGCGCGGCAGGGCGGCTGGAGCGGGTGGCTTCCAGCTTCGTCGCCTGCTGGGCGGCCAGGAGCTTGGCGGTGATCTTCTCGACCAGCGCGTCTTCGTTGATGGAGGGGGTCGCAGCCGCGGCCACTTCGGTCGCAACGTCAGCAGCCTTCACGGCATCGAGGTTCTCGCGGCTCTCTTCCGACATTTCCAAGCCCTCCAGTTGTGCCGCCGAAGCAGCGAGTGAAGCAGACGTGTTATCGTCCGCGCCCAAGGTCACGACAGAGACTTCACGCAGACGAGACTGCCGCACGATGCGGGCAGGCCCCTTAACGGTGCGTCCGTTGACGATTGCGGTTTCATCGGGGGGCAGCTTCTCGGCACGGATAACGTCCGCGCCAATCGAGGCTTGCCACTGAAACCCTCTTTCCGCGAGGGCGATGACCTTCTCGGCATTTGCGTTGCCGCCGATCATTTCGCCTTCGACCACAAGATTCTGCCCCTCAACGCGAACGTCCGTCGTTTGGCCGAGGATCGCGTCGAGCTCGTAGTTGTGTTGCAGCAGGATCGGACGCCTCTTGTTCGTCCACGACATACCCTGCAAATCGACAATTACCGGCTCTCGCGACCAATCCTGACGGATTGATCCACCCGTGTAGGCATTCACCTTGAAACGCCGTGGGCCTTGCGACTTCATCAGACCTTCGTCAGAAGCAGCCGCCTCAACCTTCTGAGGCTCACTTTCGAGGACGATGTCGCCGGAAATGTTCACGTTGTCGGACATATCAACTTGTTTACAGCACAACGCTACAAAGCGTCAATCATTTTTGAGACACGCACTGCGATGCGGAATGCTGTGCGTGTGAAGTGCGTCACCCAAACCACTCGATCTCGATGTCGCAAGCACAGTCCTCGTCGCCTTCGTCTTCAAAATCCCACATAGAACTACCTCGTTTTTTGCAGTTTTCGTGCGATCTTGTTTGCGAAAGAGCGGCCTTCGTCACCACCCCACAATGCCCAGGCGATACGCCCGTTGCTAGGAAAGCCCTCTGAACCGGGACGCCAACCCTTGCCCTGCTTGTCTACTTCGTGGCGGGCAAAGAACGACACCATTCGCATGATCGTGTCGGCAGGAAGCGACTTCCCGGCGGCAATGTCGCGAGCTCTGGCTATGCCGACAGCGGTTCCACCCCTGCCATACTCACGACGCCACGCTAGGCCGCGCTTGGCCTCCTCTCTGGCACCGCGAGGTGGGATGAACCCATCCTCGGCCTGCATCTGTGGGCTGATGTCCTGCGAATCCTCTTGCGGCTGGTCTTCTGTTTCGTTCTGTGTTTGGGCATCTTGCGGCTGCGCCGCACCGGGCATGATCCCAAGCTCTCGCATGCGGGCGAGCTCCCGGGCGCGTTGCTCGAGCTCACTTTCCCAATCCAGACCGAGCTTTGCGTACTCGGCGGCAAGCGTCGTAGTGTTCGACTCTAGCCTTGTGGCCTGCGCAGATGCCTCGGACTGTGGATCGATGTGCTCGTTTCCATCCCACACCCACGACCAGTTCCATTCAGACGCTGGCCCGGTTCCCGATGGGATCAGTCCATTGACCAGCGTGGCCTCGTCAACCCAGGCGCGGAATAGCCTGTCCATCACCTTGTACCGCATGAGCTCACGATCCACCCGCAAGCTCTTAAAGTACGTCTGGTGGTCGAGCCGGCCACTGCTGTAGTTGTATGCGCTGCTGTTACACGCCGCGATGTTGAACGGCATATTCAAGCAGCGGGCAATCTCATTCAAGATTTCGGTCTTGAATGCCCCATACGTTGTCGTGGGTTGCTCTGCCGCCATCTGGGCAAGCTGCCATCCCTCTGGAACAGCCATCATTGATCGCGGCTGGATATTCAGCGGCACGAACGGCTCGACTTCTGGCAACTCCTGCGCTGGAGTGTTCGTGTAGAGAATCGCCGCGAAGTCTGCGGCGGTTTCAGCCGCTGACAGCGTAGCCAGCGTGTAACGACGCAGCATTGCGAACAAGGGCAGGGCAGGCGTGAGCTCTGGAACGCCGCGATGCTGGCCGGGCCTGTCCATTCGGAACAGGTGCATCATCATGCTTGCTTCGATGCGGTCGTATTCCATGTTGGGAAGCTGGAACAACGCACCGGGGTGGCTCTTGAGAAGGTGGTAGACCCTCGGATTCCCTGCGGAATCGAACTCGATGCCGTCTACCTCCCTTGCCATCCACGGGGTTGGAGTGGCGATCTGATCGGCCTCGATGAGCCGGATGTCAAGCTGCACCCCATCCATCGCCGGATTCGTGATCATCATCGCGAATGCTTCGCCATCGACGCACCACGCCTGACGCATTGTTCGCAGCTTTTGCGGCAGCGAGATCGACTCCATCCAATCGTGGAAGTTTTGCTCGATGACTCGATCCGCTGCCGCACTAGCTGTATTTACCTTGATCCGTGGGCCGGTCCCAACGGTGTCGTTCGACAGCGTCGATACGATGCCGCGGCAGTACGAGTTGTTTGCCGATTCGTACCTACTGCGGTTGCGCAACACCCTGCGGACGGCAGGGGTCATTGAGGCATCTGGCGACAGGGGATCCGCCATTACCCAGTGATTGACGTTGTCTTGCGTCGTTTGCGCAGCGTCGTATCGGCCACGCACACGCATATGCAACGGAGCAAACTGGGGCCTTGCAACGGCAGGGCCGGTCCTTTTGCGTCCGAAAACTAGGTCGAGCACGCCCACTACACGAACCTACGGTTAAGCCACTGGAGTTCGACCTGATCCATCTGGGCGAGCTCGGCGTGTCCGTAGACAGACCCAGCCGGGCGCAGGGCGTTCATTCGCAGCCCTCGCGTGTTGGGATTACTCGCGCCCCTCATGTTCGCGATGAACTTGATCGCTTCGATCTGCTCCGCGAGGCCCCTTGCGGTGACGCTGCCGGAGTCGTTACTGGCGCTGGCCGGGCCTGCGGCATTGGCGATGAGTGCCGCCACCATTGCGTCAAGCTGCTGTTGCGTAAACACGGCGGCCTCCTATCCCATCATCCTACCCCTGTGTCATTTATGCGACAAATGATCGCGGCTTGCCCGCAGTTTTGAAGGAATCGCTCGCGCCATATCGCTTCCTCGCGCCGCCCTGGCCCTCGACTCCGACGATGGCAACTCCAGACATAGAGGCGGCAACGCAGTTTCCGACCAAGCAGTCGAGCCAGTGGTTGTCCTGACCGACCATTTTGGTTTTCCATTCGTCCACAACCCTGCCTCTTGCCTCCGTTCGCACCGGGGCCTCGGCCAGCAAATGATCGCTAAGAAGGCCGTGATCGTGATGCCCGAATAAGGACAAACACCCCGGCTCTCCAACTGCCGTTTGCAGTCTTGCCACCATGAACGACTTCCAGAAGTTTGTGTCGTAGAGGCAGTGCCGCACGGCCCGTTTCCCAGCAGTTCCCGGCATCCTCCAATTCGGCCCCACGCGATCCCCTGCACGTTTGGCGTATTCCGACATTGGCAACGAGCTCGCCCCGATGTACCTACCGTGCGATGGCACGACGATGTTCGCAAATGGGGTCGCGCGGCAAAACTGGTACACGATATCCGTCGATGCGCCCCAGTTTGCGTCTATCATCAATCGCTCGAGCCTCATGGCAGTTCCATCATCGTGACGGTACTCGCGGCCTGCCAGCATCGACACGCACTTGTCGAGGGCGGCATATAGGTTCGCCTCAAAACCAGACTCCTTGTGCTCGATCTGGATCGTTCTCTTCGCGTCCCGCATCGTGAAGTAGCTTCGCCCCTGCTCGGGGTGCGTTCCATAATCGATGATTGCTCCGCTGAAGTTGTCCTCCCACGCGCACACCATCCAATACAAGATGGTTTGCTGAACGTCGATAAATGCGGTGATGTGCGTTGTTTTTGCAGGGACTACGCCGCGCTTGTACCCATTTTTCTTTTTGTCGATTGCTGCAGCCGTGAGAACCTCCATCTGGTCGCTGATGGAGGGCAGGGGGTCATTCTGGTATTCCGCATAGAAAGCGTTGTCGCCTCTGTCGCAACGAATATTCATCGCGTGCTGGATCGCGGACGCTTCGTGTGGATCATGCCTCGCGGGCCACGACACCACCGATCCATCGTCCATTGCTTCGCGATTTGCTAGGTAGAACTCGGTTGCTGCTTGGGTTCCAGTTCCTTCGGCCTGCCCCGCCTTGCGCATGTCGAAGTATTTGGCCCACATCGTTTCGTTTTTCGGGAACGAGTAGACCATCCTCGTTCTCTCGCCTTGCCAAGCGGGGTGCTTGGTTCTGTCCAGCATCCGATCCGCCATGTCATCTTGCTGCACCACAGTGACAGTCATAAGCCCAGCTATTTTTTTGCCTGGGCCAGCCAAGCCGAGAATCGCACCAGAGAGGATGCCCTCGCGTGTTGCACACTGGCTGGGAGACTTAGCGCTCTCGTCGGTCTGCGGATCGTCAACGAGAACCAGCGACGGCCTGACGCTTCTGCCATCTGGACGCTTGAATTTCATGCCTCGGATGCGGCCAGTGATGCCACCGACTCTGATGATTCCACCGGAAGCCATCGAGCCAGGAACCGTTGGCAGGACGATTTCGCCACTCGTCCATCCAATGTGCGTCCGCTCACTGTTGAAAAGCTGACCCTTCGACCGCTGGTGGATTCCCTCAAGCGCTCGGATCGGGCCTGTCACTTCGCTCCAATCCTCATCGAGCAGATCGTTGTTTTCCAGTTCGCTTTTTATCGAGTCGAGCATATCGGCGGCGTGGCCCTCGTCTGACCCGATTAGCGTCACGAACTCATGCGCACCGATCATCAACGCCCACAAACACGCCATTTCACAGAGCGTCGTTTTGCCACTGCCTCGCGGCATAGCCATCGCGAAGAGCTCGCCCTCGAGCACGGCACGCTCGATCTTCGCAATGACCCTCAAATGATCTTCGCTCCACTCCAGATGGAACAACTGCGGGAAGTATGAGTCGCAGAACGCTCGGAACGACATTGTCGCTGCGTCCTTGCGCTGTTGGTCTTTTGGCTCACGAATCCAATCCTCTGCGGCTATGTCGCGGCCCGCTTCAGATATGTTGCGAGCT